CCAAAAATAATTAGGTACAAAGCATCAGCTGGTGTGGATAACATGGAGAAGACTCCTATACATAAGGTAATAAAAAGAATACATCCTGACATTTATCGTGTGCCTTTGTTTCGTAGGAAGTTCTGTGCTTTGCTGATGAAAGAAATACAACACATGGAAAGAGAGATAGGCTTTGAGACTAACGAAGAAGAAGACGAGCTCCGACAGATTCCTGAAATAGTTTTGCGTGACCACGCACCAGAGCTCTATCGCAGTATGTGGTTTGTGGTACAGACAGTTCTGAACCCCATATTCAACGCCATCTGGCAAAGAGATTGTAAAGATCCCTCGACCATACAGATAGCCAACTACAACCTCAGAGATAAGAAACAGGGATCCTGGCACCATGACGACAGTGCGGATATATCTGTGGTGGTTCCGTTGAATACTGGCAAGTATCAGGGCGGTGGAACCGCGTTTCATAACTATGGTGAGGTAGCACCCTTACCCACAGGCCACGCACTCATATTCCCTAGCTTTACCAATCTACATAAAGGTCTGCCAGTCGAATCTGGCGACAGATACCTTTTGGTTTTTTGGCTGAACGACAGACAAAGAATCATCGAACAATACGAAAATTTAGCCTAAATTATTTTGTTACTATTGTAAGTAAATAGTTGCAAATAGTTGTAACTTTTGCTATATTAGTCATGTGAGACATTTAATTAACAACAATAAAAAGGAGAAAAAAATGACTAATAAAATTGTAAGCAACGATTGTTGTGACTACAAAATAGACAACAATCAATTAATCTATAACGATTTTAAAGGCACAGGCAACGATACTTGGGGAGAGGTGCAATTATTTGAGCATTTTTCTAAAGGTGATATTGCTTATATGAAAAAAGAGTTTGGTCAAGATTTTAGGGTTTGGTGTAGTCAGTTTGGAGATTGCACAGAACAATTAATTGACACAGACGAACTCGTAGAGTTTAAAAAGTAAGGAGAAGGTAATGATTAAATATGTAATGAGAAATTTCGATAATAATGCGTTAAGAAACAATAAACAGTTTGATACTTTAGATGAAGCTATTTTGTTTGCAAAGGGTGATACTTGTTGGATTGATGAAGTTAAGGTAAGAGCAGATGGTTACTTTAAGAGTACAGAAAAAGTCCGTGAAATGGTGGCTACACAAATCATAGATAGAATCACAAGCATAGTCGAAGAGGTTGATCCTAGAAACTACGACGAGTCAATCAGAGAGGATAAGTGGGAGCATTATTGGACAGATGATTGCACCTTAGTAAACGAAATGTTTGGTTTGGTTGAGTCTCTAATGAGCAAAGATAAACACGATGAATTTTCTACTTGGTGTTTACGAGCAACAGAAGAGAACATAATCGATTACATAAAACAAACCATTTTAAAGTAAGGAAGACCAAAGAAAGAAGGTGGCATTAGCCACCTTTTTTTTAATATAAATCTTTCAGTCCTACCTCTTGTATGCCTTCACAGTTGTAAGGCTTGTAGTCGTCGTTTTTAGAGCAATCTTGTATAAGTGCCAGTGCTTGCTCGTTTCTTGCTTGTGCATACTTCAATGCTTCATCTGATAGTGTATAAACGACATAAGGGTAGGGATCCTGTTTCTCTTGAGCCAAGAAGTTAAATCCTTTCGCAGTCAGTCCACATGCCTTTGCTCCGTCTACATACAAAGATGCTTGTTGGTGATAGTTAAAAGCATTGATAGCACCTTTAAATCCACGAGGAGACGCATCACGACAGGTTTTAAGATCCCACACATATTCGTTGTCATACCAATCCATTCTTGCCTTAAAAGGTGCACCATGCCATTCAAACACTAACGTCAGTTCTGCTCTGTCTGTTTCTTTCGGTATGTAATCCTTCACGACCTCACGACGTTTCATACATACATCGTATAGATCCTGGGAGATTGGTGTACGATTGCCCACTGTTGCTAGGAAGTCTTCATAATCAGCTTTACCAATCTTGGTTCTTCTATCTACGTTAGGTTGTATCACAAACTCTTCATCAAACTTGTGGTGTTCTAAGAAGACTGTGTGTTGCACTCGGCCTTCTAAAAGAGCTGGCGTTTGCTCCATTTCTTTTCTGTACTTCCAACTAAAAGGGCACTTGATAACCGCAGTTAGATCGTGAGATCTAAAAGCTGGTATCTCAGCATACTCCTCGTAAGAGAGATCCTCATACACACCTGGTTTAAATTCTTTCATTTTTTTGTATCTCCTTTATTTCCTTATCTGTTAAATCAAAACAATTCAGATTACCCGCTACAGTTCTTCGCTCACCTTCACCAAAGAAAGGATAGACTGTGTGTTGCATCCAAGAAGGAAACAACAACAGTTTACCTAGTTCTGGCATTATATAACGAGACTGCGACGGCCTGAGTCGCTCTGGATCTTTGACTTGGTTCAAACCATAGGTGAAATTGATGTAGCCATCGATTGCCCCAGAACTGTCGTATAGATCCACACGCTCATCGCTTGCCTGGGTTATTTGGTCTGGCACCATAGTCCAGGTAGTAAAAGATATACCCATTGGTGCTTTGGTTAAATGGTCATGGATTGGATTGTAGTCTCCCTCAAAACTATGGACTGACCACAACTTATCCATAGATATTTTCTTAGCTCTGAGAGGAGATTTAGTTTGCTCGACAAAATTCCTCAGATATGCTGCGGCCAAGCTCTCAACGATTCTAACAAAAGGTGCTAGAGACTTATCCTCATAATCCATAACAAGTTGCTCGCCTTGGTGTATCTGACCAACTAAAGTATTGGCGGCAGATTCGCGCTCCTTGTTCTGTCTCAATGAGTCTAAGTATTCGTTGAGAGTTGTCACTACCTGATGGGGTAATCTATGTTGCAACATAAATGCAGCTGGCAACGTAAATAATTCGTATTCTATTTGGTTATCCATCTTCCTCCAGGATCTTGACGAGCTCTGTCATAATCAGAGAGTAACCGACAAGATCGTCGGCTGAATCTTTGTGTCCGGGATTATTCATAATCCTACATGATTTAAAAGCAATCATCATTGCACAACATTGTGAGGGAGTGATTTCTGTTTTAAGTAAACCACTCCACACTTCGGCTAACTGAACGAAAAACTTATCTGGTGTGGAGTAACTTTCTCCTTTTACGTCTAATAAGTCTGCTATCTGTTCTGCTTTGCTTTTATACATAATGGGGTGGTAGGCAACCGCGCTATCTTTTGTTGTGAGACACAAGGAGTAAATGGTTGCCTACCGAGAACTAAAAAGGTATGTCGTCTTCTTTAAGTGTTTCTGTACCTTCTGATATTGTTTCTAAGTTATCACTCGCTACAGAAGCAGTCACAGTTTTTGGTTCGTCACTACCATCATTTGCGGCAAGATATTCAAAGCTGTCTTCAATGTCCTGTTGTTGCCAAGCAGCAAGTCCATCGAATATATCACACATTGCTTTTGTTTCAGAACTTGAGTTGCCGTTAAATTCGTTACAGTAGATTCCTAAATCAAATGCTTGTTGTTCATTCTTTGTAGCAATCTTTTGTACGCCACCATCTGGTCTTTGTAGATTCAGGATCTTAGGATTACCGCCAGCATGTTCAGAGGAGGCTTCTGTGTGGCCTACTTCTATCCTAGCTGTGCAACCTAATAGATCTGTTACGTCAAAACCGCCAAGTTCTTCATCGGTGAAACTTTTACCTCGCCATGCTTCTAAATGTTTTCTTAATGCAGCCTGTTCATGCAACGATGCAGTATATGTTTTGGAGACAGCATAAGGTCTGCCGTCCTCCATTAATGTCTCGTTGTTGTCAGGATCTACTGCCTCAGTAATTTCAAACGTAATACAAAGTCTGGTTTTCTTACTAACCTCTTTGCCGTAGGTTTGTTCACTGGTGCCAAGATCAACTATTCTAAAACAAGTTCCAAGGTAAATACCCTTTTCCAGCTTTGGAAAATCCGTGCCACCACCTTCACTAATTGTTAAACTCATAAAATCTCCTTGTTGTTGTGTTTGCAAATTATAACAAATTTGGATAATATCCTACAGACTTTTGCAAAGCAAAGCAAACACCAAAAATATAGGAATGAGTGATGTCATTAAAAATTACAGGACCAACCAAAAACAAAAACGCACCCTTCACAAAAGATTATATTTCACAGTTCCGAGACTTTTTAGCCAACAATGGCTTTGAGCCGGATCCGAAAAAAGGTTTGGTAACCGATGGCTCTATTGGTCGAGCTTACATCATCATCGGAAATCAAAGGAAGTTCGTAGGTTGGTATCAAGCATGGTTGGATCAATCTACCCCGTTCGGCAGATTAGGTGACTATCGAGTCAGTGCCGACCAACCTACGGCGACCTGGAAACCAGAGAACAGTCAAAATTATCGTATGTCGAAAGAACAGAAGGCAGAGATAGAAGAACTGAGACGCCAAGCCGAGGTCAAAAGCCAAGAGAAGTACACACAGGCCGCACAGAGAGCTCAGTCTATTTGGGATAAGTGTGAAGAAGTAGAAAAGCATCCATACTTAGAAAGAAAACAAGTTCTATCGTATGGCTTACGCAAAGATAAGCACGATAATTTGGTCCTACCACTCAAGGACGGACAAGGCACTATCGTTGGCTTACAGTACATTAGCGACGAAGGAGAAAAACGCTTTCTCACTGGTTCCAAAAAAAGCGGTAGCTTTTTCCTTCTCGGTAGAGAGATTTTCAATTCATCTGATAGTCTTAACTATGCAGAAGGCTATGCAACCGCAGCCTCTATATACGCTGACCGCTCCCAGCCTGTCGTCGTCGCTTTCGATGCTTACAACTTAATTAAGGTAGCGGAAGTGATGTATAAATACTTCCCCAATCACAAACACATATTCGTAGCTGATAATGACGATAGCAATACCGGGGAGAACGAAGCTAAAAAAGCTGCATCCTACATACAAAAGAGCGGTGGCTATGCCGAGGTGCAGATGCCAGAGACTAAGGGTGATTACAACGACCACGCTACAGAAGAAGCGCTAGAAGGTGAGGTCATCCTCCAGAACATAGATGTGCCAGTCGAATATGACTTTCAGCGCAATGCAAGCGGTAGGTTTTTAAACACAAAAGACAATATTGGCGGTGTACTGAAAGTGCATAATGTTGATGTGCGCTACAACGTCATAAAGAAAAAGATGGAGATAGACATACCAGACATGGAGTTTATTGCTGATATGTTTGAAGAAGCCAGTCTTATAGAAATAGAAGATCGCTGTATCAACATGGGGATCCCACACACTAAAGTGAGAGACTATCTGAAAGTTCTCGCTAGAGAATACAATCCTGTTAAGGAGTGGATAGATAGTGAACCATGGGATGGCACAGATAGACTCCCGGACTTCATGGCATCGCTGACCACCGAGGAGTCCGCACAGCTTAAAGAAATGCTACTCAAGAAGTGGCTTATATCTTGTGTGGCCGCAGCCTATGAGACGAATGGTGTGGAGTTAGAAGGTATTTTAGTCTTACAAGGCGCACAAGGACTCGGTAAAACCTTATGGTTCAAACGACTGTGTGACTACAACAAAGGCTGGCT